CTCCTGTTGGAAAGCTCCCTGATGGTTTTGACCCTGTGGCTTATCTCGCATGGTGGAAAGATGTAAGGGATTCTGGCATGACTGCGGAATACCATTATCTTACTTATGGCTATAAAGAAAACAGATGGCCTCTGCCGGGTGCTGTTGTGTCTTCAGGTGCTTGGCCTCCTCCAACTGCTAAAGGGCTACATCAGATACTAAGGCGTTCAGGTTCGTTCTTTATGACTGGTTTGAGAACACCTGACGGATTGCTCCTTGGTACATACCGAGTTAATGGACAGGCTCAACTGCTTCGTTATGACGGTGCTTTGCATGAAGAACTGAACATTACGGCAGAATCAGTTTATATGATTCACATGACTCCTGACGGACTACCCATCTGCGATACAGAGCTTCCTGCACAGATATTTAAGCGGACTCCACAGAGAACATGGGAGAAGAAATGGTCTCGTTCAGAGCCAAGGTCTCTTGGTGGAGAGATACAGACTGTAAATAACGGCATTGCAATTCTTACTGCTTCCGGCTCAGGGGAGAGTGGTTGTAGAATTTTGCGAGGAGATATAAACGGAAACAACTGGTCAACTTGGATGGAAATCACAGGTAAGAACATTTGGACTATTGCTTCGGATGGGAACAGTCTGTGGCTCGGAGGCTTTGAGAATGACGCTCCTGTTCTCTATGACCAGAACCAGAGGTTGTTACTACGCAAAGAGAACGCACTTGGATGTATATTGGGCTATATGGTTGTTGGAGATGGTATATGGAGTCTTGGCCTTACACCTCTTGAAGACCCGAATAGAGAAGGCACTCGCAGAATGGCATGGCTGAATAACTTTGACGGAGTCCACTCTATAGACGACATCGAACTCCGCAGACCTTGGATAATGGATATGCTGATAGACCCTGCCACTAAGATGCGATACGCACTTTGTTCCATCTGGAACGAAACCGGCTATCCTGAAAATGCTCAGCTCCTCTATGCACCTGATGGCAGACATTGGCAGGAGCTTACCCTTCTTCCTATGCCATCAGCTATAGCACTAACCTTGGGGGATGGTGGACTTTATATCATGGGCGGTAAGTGGAATGAGTATGGTGAGGTTTATTTCTATAAGTTTTAAGGAGGGGAGATGGAAGACAGAAGAAAAGACCAGTTTCTTGCAGAATTAAAGGTGAAAGCAGGTGATTATCCGATGGCGGTCTTTTCGAGGAATCTCCGCTCATGGCTTGGCTCTAAAATCTCAGCAGTAACTAAAGGAACTTATAACCACTTTATGTGGCTCATTGATTACGACACAGTGGCTACTCAGAGTAATATGTTTTCCTATGCGCCAATTAGGGATTATATGGAAGGGGAGCATATTCTGAAGTTTGTTATTGACACTCGTTGGACATCTGAAACAAGAATGTGGTTGTTAGATGTAATTAATTCTGATTTAAGAAAACCATTCTATAAACGGTTATATGATTACCCTGCTATTTTGGGTCATTGGTTAGGTCTATATTGGCTTCAAATTCCTTGGCTTGATATCTGCTCGGAGAGGGGCAAATACTTAAACCAGGTTGACCCTGAATATACTTTAAGACACCCTTCACCTACCGCAATTAATAACTATATGAAAGAGCATCAAGCCACTTTAATGAATGATATGAAGGGTTATCTGGTGGTTGATAGATGGTTGCCGGAAGATATATGACTAATCTGCCCGTAAGCAATTAGTCATTCCTATTTAATAGTAATTCCGTTCTTGTTCGCTCGTTCCCATTTTTCTTGGAGATACTGGTCTGCTGTTTTACCATATACACGCCCCAAGTTCTCAGCATACCCACAAGAACACCACATTACAGAGTCCCATTGTGGAGGGTTAGTTAGATAGACCATGCTTGGAGCTTTTTCAACCATTGTGCTTCCGCATCTTGGACATTTCATGTTTTCATCCTTTCAAGCTCTGCCTTCAAGCTCTCTTTCGTTTCGGCTAACTCCCACGCCTTGTGTTGTTTGATAATTCGTGACAATTCTATCAGGTGTTCCATCATCTCTGCTCCCACAAGACTCGATATTATGATATTCATTTCGTACTCGAAATCGTGTATATAAGAATGGCATCTTCGGCACACCCAAAATCCATTAGGGATATACCACCTCATCATGCCGTTCTTGCGGACTATGTGGTGTGGGTCACAGCCGGGTCGTCCACACAAACCGCACCTACCCTTATACCTTACCTTCACTATCTTGCTCCACAGAGCATCACACTCATCCCATAGCTTCTGCTTTGAGTTGCGTTTCATGCCTTTAAGCTCCTTCGTCCGTATTCTGCGAGGCATTAAAATTCTTCAAATATCCATTGTTTATGCTTCCAATACACAGCTACAAATCCGAATTCAGGGAACAAGGTTGCAACCATTTTTATCTTAACTTTTGCGTCATCTTCCCAGAATCCTTTAGTTTCATGGAATTCTATCCTATCTTCAAAAGTTACCATGAAATCAGGAGTATAAAACGTCTTATCTGCAAGCCGAAATTTAATTGCTTCATACCGATATGCAACAATCTCGCCAGCCAATTTACGGAATTCAAGTTGCTCTTGATATGCTCTTTCCAGCTTATTCATAACGCCCGGCAAGCGTCTTTTCTTCGGTCTGATTCTATATCCCATGCTATTTAACCACCTTATATTCAAGATTGTTCTTGTCAAAAACCAACACACCTATTTCCATAAGAGACTTAACATGCTTTTCAAATTTATGGATTGTATTATGATTCCATCTATTAACTATTATTAAGTTTTCTTCTCTATTGTCTTGTACATCGCAATTAATATGGTGTATATATTCATTGTTTTTTAAGAGTCTCCCAATTTTTTGTTCCATAACAAGCCTATGTTCTGGAACATACCCTTTTCGTGCTTCTGGATGGGTAGGGTTTTTAATAAGAATATAGCCATGACCATTTCCTCTCTTAAACTTTTTGCTTCCGGTTGGTGACCGCATTAATTTATTTTTACATTCTTGAGAACATACCGGACGGCCCCCACGATTATGATTATTAAGGTCTCGATAGTATGGCTTTTGGCATATTTCGCATTTTATTAGAGCGTAATAAGTGTTTCCCGGCAATCCGTTCTGTCTTCGATAAGGCTTCTTGTAAATATTGTCTCTAACATGAACCATAGAACCATCTAATGAATCACACCTTCTTTTATTAGCCATGTTTTTCTCCTTTATTTATTGGTTGCTAATCTGTTATATTGAAGGTACAAGGCTAATAGATAAAAGTCAACCTTTAATTTGGTTATTTTATTATCGCTCCCGAAAAGCCTACGTCAACGCCCACAACTCTCATATCCCCTCCTTCCTCTGTTCCCTCTCGTTGAATTTCTTCAGCTCCTCCACAACATCTCTCAGCGCAAAATAGATGTTTTCGAGTGCAAGGGACTCAAGCGAGCCTATTGTAACTTTGGGTTTCCATTTGGTTTCTGGTTCTAAACTCGTATTTTGTGTGTTCATCGCCTCTCCTTTCTCACCACACCTATGTCCCAATAGCCATTCCTCTCCACAGCCTTCGCACTTCATAACGCCCCTCCCTTTAATTCCTAATTAATAGTAATTTCATGCCTTCAAAACATATCCATCTGTTCCGATGTGCGTCTTTCTGCCATGCAAAGAGTATCGTATTTTGCACTTCCATGAGAAACCATCAGAATTTCCTCTATGGTAAAGCCTCTTTTCATGCCCATGCCGTTAGTATGCCACCGAAATGCAAAAAGACACCGCCTATTCCTAACAGTTTAGAAATTAAGTTCTTTTCCTTTGTCCATCTAATAACATACAAACTATCTTCATAAGTGAATTGATACCCGTAGCTTTCATAAGACCTCTTGCATTGTTCCATTGAATATGGCGGGTCAAAAATAACCAAGTCGGCTTTCACTCCCTGGTTCACAAGCTCCTGTAAAAAGTCTTCTGCTTTCAGGTGATACTTGGCTTTTGTTTCAGGGTTCAAGTCATTTGTGTAAGTAGCTATATCTGTATCCCTTGCAAATGGGTCGATAGATACGGTGCTTTTTTCAAGATACTTTTTCACGAATAAACCGATAGGCTGACATGAAAACGTATTAAGGTTTGCCATTGCGAATATTCTATTGATTATCATACCTTCAACCACTTATTGCATTTTTTGCATCTCTGGAACATCTCAAACTCACCGTCATGAAGACAAATATCTGTAGGCACTCCCCCTTTAAGCTCTGTTATCGTATCCTGCCATGCCTGTTTCGGCAACGTAGCCGCACTCTCTATAAGCTCCGCTTTCGTGTCCTCAACCTCCCCTGATGGTATGTGGCTGATAACTCTGGCAATGTCGATGGCTCTGTTGAGAGGGATGTCCCTGTCGGCTATGTCGTTTCCTATCATTTTCGCAACAAGAGCAAAGTTATCCAATGAAGCTCTGCTTATTCCATCAAACCGGATAGAAATGTAATGAGGCCAGTTCCGAGCTTCAGGGCAAACAACCTTATACAGCTTCCCTGCTTTCAGCTCTGTAGCTATAGCACCAAGCTCAAGATAGTCGTTTCGGAGATTCAAAAGGCAACTGCTTAACCTCTGCTCCAACTGGAACGCTCGCTCAGCTATTTCCTGCTTCAGTTCAATTTCCATTCAATCTCCCTTTCTTTTTAAAGCCTTATCAGATAGCCATATCTTAATTTCAGTAACAAGCTCCTGCCCTTCGGATGTCAGATACCATTCCGGTGAATCAAACTGAACCAGAATGAGCTTATCCATCAGCTTCCGAAGATATATCTCGTATTGCGACTTTGCCATATCAGTCCTTTACCGCCTTCAGAATTTTATCCACAACCTTCTCGCCTGCTCTGTTGAACTGGGCCTTGGTGCAGGGCTTACATAGGTTTAAGTAGTCCTCTGAAAAATCAGATGTAAGTTCAAGCCTGACTTGATTAACTATTATAACCTGCTTTATCCTTCCGCCTTTCGTTCTGGTAACGCAATAATAACATCCTTCCCATGTGTAATATTCTTTCATTTACCCCTCCTTTTAACCTTCGGCTCGCTCATTTACGTTTTAAGACTATCAAAATTCCCTTCGTTGTCGAACAGCTTAATCACCAGAAGTCGGTTGTGGGTGCATCTGACGAAGCCACAGAGCCTCTTGTGAGTCCTTTTCGTGTTTTAGTTCCTCTTGAGCCAGTTTCTTGAGCCATTGAATGTACTCCCATCTTGTTTTCTGTTCATGCAAATACTCGGTGCTTCCGCCATACAGTCCAAACCACAACCTTGCTATTTCAATCTCGAACTGAGTGTATGAGATATAGCTGGCTTTATCGTTGTGTTCTGTCCTCATGGCTTCTCCTTCAGGGCTTCCTCTATACATTTAGGGCAAGGGAAAACTTTTAAAATACATTTTATATACTCATTGTTTGTTCCAGCTTCATATTCCGCACTTGTCTTAACGTCTGTTTTGTGAATTAGGCATTTAACCTCTATTTCAGTTATCATGGCTTAATATTCCTATTTGTTAGTAATTTGTCGGCATCCTTCAACGGACAGGACTTAAGATCCACCGTCCATTTTTTTGAATGTCGGCAAAAGGCCGCCGTTCCCCGCACAAAACCATAGTTATAAATCTTGTTCCCACCGTATTTACAAATCCCGTCAGGTGCTAAATCACATGGGTATCTTTTCTTTGGCATCATTCCCCCTATGCTACGTTGTCCGGTTCTGCTTCAATAGTTATTCTGAATCTTTTCCCCCAAACTACGATCTGGTGTAAAATCTATTCGTATCTCCCATTCATAGAAAAACATATTAACCTCACCGTTTTTGACATCCCCTGTGGCTTTCTTTAACAAGCCACTTATAAATAAGGGCATAACAGTCTCGACCCATTCCGTTAGTTTTAATTTTTCATTGTTTCTCATAAGTTTTTGTAACCTCATAAAATGTTGTTGTTTTGTCGTCAAACATCATATCAATCGTTCTTGTCGCTCCATCTCTATGCTTTGCAATTTCCCATGTTGCCTTGCCTTCATCGTTCGGGTTTCTTGTGTAAAGGAATGGTCTATTCCCAAGCAGGATAATGTCCGAGTCCTCTTCCAAAGAACCTGTGCTTTTAAGGTCAGACAAGGTTGGTCTTTTATCCGGTCTGTCATCAGCTTTCCGGTTTATCTGTGCCAGAAGGACTACCGGCATACGCAATTCTTTTTTTAAAGTAGCAAGTTCATTGACAATAAAAGACCTCTGCTCATATTCAGACCTGCCTTGACCACCACGAAGTTTGCTTAATTGGTCTATGAATATTATCTCAATGCCTTTTTTCACCATTTTCCTTGCACGTCTTTTAAGCTCTTGAATTGTCAAACCGCCTGTATCATCAATGTAAATCGGTAATGAGTATATCTTTTCTGCGGCATCGTGAATATCTCTCCAATCCCTATCACCTATTTTCCCAGTAGCAAGGCGTATTGAGTTTATTCCGCTTATAGAAGCTATCAGCCTATCCATCAAAGCCTCTTTGTCCATCTCGACTGAAAAGATACCTACTTTATGCCCACAAGATGCTATATTCTTTGCAATATTCAACATGATAGCTGTCTTTCCTACTCTCGGTCTTGCCGCTATGATAATCAGCTTTGAACCAAAGAAACCACCAGTCAAAAGGTCAAGGCTATAAAATCCGGTCTTTAGTCCAACTATAGTTCCTTTAGACAGTTCTTCATAATCTCCGATTCTTTTGGTGCATAAATCAGGAAATGAAATCAGGTTATCATTAGCAAGGTCAAAGTTAATATTCAGCATTTCTGCTTGAGCATGGTCAAGAAGGTCAATAATATTCCCGTTAGTTATCGGTGTTTCATAAATCTCGTTTATTATTTTGCTTGCCTTGTTAATTATCTGCCTTCCAACTGAAGCTGACTTTATTATCTTGGCATAGTGAATTTTGTTTGATGCCTGTGGAATATCAAGTAGTTTAGACAGATACCTCGCACCACCACATTCTTCAAGAACTCCCATACCGCTTAACTGCGTATGAAGCATAGTCAAGTCAACCGGCTGTTTTGTCTTGTTTAAATTAACGATAGCCGCAAATATCTTCCGGTGAGCAGACTTATAGAAGTCTTCAGGAACAAGCATATCTATAACATCCGAAGGGTCTTCAAGCATACAGGAACACAAAAGGCTTTCTTCGGCTTCGATGTTTTGTGGCGGTAGTTTGTTCACGATACGAGTTCCTCAAGAGATTTTTCTGGAAAGTTTATTTGTTGAACAGGTTTTTTATTATAATCGTTCCTCTCCCACGTTCTTATTACCGCTTGCCAGTCTTTAATTTTCTGCCCCCCCTTCAATTTCCAGTCTCGTGCTACTTGGTAGTCATGGAAATACTGCGGGTCTATGTTGTTTTTCCTTTCTAAACAATAAAGACGTATTTCATGCAAGGAAGGTTGTATAAATGTTTTTCGCTCTTTACTTTCCTTTACTTTCCTTTCCTTTACTTTACTTTGTGTACCAATGTTGTCATTAATTCCGTTCAGCTCAACATTTCTTGAGTTAATGTTGTCTTTTTCTCCGTTAATGTCATCATTTATTCCGTTAATGTAAACAATAATTATCTTATTTGGAATATCTGGTTCTGATAACAAATAGGATTTATTGATATAAACCTTCTTTCTTCTCTCTGTGGCTGAAAAATATCTGTTTTGGATGGATTGAGAGGTTAAAATCTGGTGTTTTTTATACATTTGAGCGTCAAATAACCCCTCATTAAAAAAATCTTGCATCAAACTTTTAAAAACGGACAAGTCCATTTGGTATCTTTTAACCATAAAAACTTCATCTCGGTCAGTCCATTTTAACCAATAACTATTTGAATAGATTTTTTCCAGAAGTTTGAAATAGACAGCATATCCAGTTAAGCCGTAAACTGTTTCTATATATTCAATTTTAGGATCGCTGTTTGAATTGATGTCGTGGGAGAAATAATCGAGTCCTTGCTTTTCTGGTCTTGCCATTAGACGAGTCCCTTAAACAAAGGAATAGGCATACAGAAAAGGGTGACGGCCCCGGAGCAAGCTCCACCACGCAAGGGTTGCGTAGCTTCTGTATGCCTATTTCTAAATTTAAAGTGAATTTTGAGCGCCGTCTTTACACTCATAAGAATTTTAACCTCTGCCCCTCCATTATCACGTACCCCTTTTTATGTCAAGCGAAAAATACTATTAAGTAGGAATAATTCAGTTCATGCTCAACGGCACTTGGAATATCCATCCGTCAACATAGAGCCAGATGATTGTGAAGTTCACGACTTGTCCTCATGTATGTTGCCGATAACCTCACAATAAGATTGCCAATCGTAAAGGCTTTCTGAATTAGGGTTGCCGCTTTCATTATCTGTATAAAGCTCCCAGTGTCCGGCATTAAACCTAACCTCATAATCACCAAAATACGATGTGTCGGAAAGACCAACCAAGTCCCCTTCCCAGATGTCCTTCCCGTTTTTATCCTTGAGTCCGGTGAACTGCTCAATGATATAACTTTCTTTTGTTATACCATCACTTCGGATAGAGAATTTATCTTGAAGCGAACCCGACGCACCAACCATAACTTTTCTTTCTATGTCCCAAGCTCTGAATTTTATCTCTCTCACGGCTTGTCCTCTTTCTGTACGGGGTTACTCCCTTGTGAGAGTGCTTCTCTTTCTCTGATATATCTCAAGGCTGTTTCGTGCCGTGTTTCGTTTGGGAATTTCTTTTCAACAGCATAAAGAAGCTCCGTGTAAAGGGAAACAATCTCCCTGAATCTTTTCAGTCTTTTAACTGCTTTTATTTCCTGTGGTGTCACGGCTCAAGCCTCCCCTCTATCGCTTTGGGGTTGATAATGTATTTGGGGTTTCTGCTGACATGATGCCCCTCAATGTTCTCTTTCACGAAAGACTTGAGGAACTTAACGGGGTCTTCCATGTCCAGAATGAGCTTGCCGACAAACTTCTCTATTCCCCCTGCCTGACTGATGTAATACTTTAAAATGAAGCTCATACGCCCTCCTCCATATTGCAAGGGGATTCCCCTGCGTCTTCAATGAATCTTTCATGGCAATCTCTGTTTTTACAGTAATACCGCAACCCATTTTGAGCATATATAGCATTAGCTGTTTTGGGATTAACCTTCTTGCCACAGATATAACACTTAGCTTTCATACGCTCTCCTTTTCCTATTTAATAGTAAAAGTTACGACTTTCCAGTTGAATAATGCCCCTTATTTTTTCGAGAGGCCTCTTTACCCTCATGGCTGTGTTTCTTCCAACACTTTCGACAGAGTTTATCAAGAAATGTTCCATTACCAATGTAGCCTGCCGGCGGTCTCTTGCCACAGCACTCACAGAGCTTCATGGCTTCTCCCTTACATACTTAACCAGCTCTATATCTTTATAGTCATCTGAATCCAGAAGCATAGCACCGTTGCTTGCCTGTTCCTTTGTTCTAAATATAGAATTAAACCGCTTTCTTTCGCCGTTCCTTGTATAAAATATCACCCACAGTTCATTCATGGATTCACCTTATACGTTCTTGTAGCTGTTTCTTTGTCGTAGTCAACATGGAACAAAACTCTTTTAAAGTGTATCGGAATGAAGTTATCCATAAACGAATCGAACAACTTAACTGCCTCTACCGTTCCGGCTACCTGCACAATCTCTTTTGATATTGATAATGTAGGCAGGTTCAGCTCCCAAATCTTCTGTATCTTTTCAGGTGTCTTGGCTTCTCCTTAACCTGAATGTAAACAACCGTTACGAATCCGCTTTCTGTGGTGCTAAAAACAAATGGGTTTTCTCTCCATTTTGCGTAAAGATTGGGGCAAGCTCTAAGAATAGCCTCAAGGTCAAAAGGAGTATTAGTAACACCGCTATTAGACACTTCGATTGTTTTTAAGGGTGCTTTCAGTCTTTCAATCTGTCTATCCTTCTCGGCAATCCTTCTATGTTCCTCATCAAGCAAGTTATGTAGTATAGCCTTGTCTGTTGATAGAGAATCTCTGACCTTATCAATCTCGGCAAGCTCGGCTTCAAGTCGTGAAACCTCTGTAAGCACTCGGTCAAATTCAACCTCAAACTCCATAGAAGGAACCCATCCTAAAACAGCATCACAGTTAGGACACTTATAGGTTTGTGGTGGTATGTATTTATATTTCATGCTACTTCCTCCTCATAAGGGTGTTCATTACAAGGACACGCCACAGGCACAGTACCATGCCCCTGGCAAACACCGCACCCAGAACCACCACAATGGCTACAGATCGAATCTGTGTATCCGGCGTAGTCGCACTTGTCACAACCTTCAACTTTAATGTAATTCCAGCTTTTCATGGTTTTTCCTTGTAGATTATGCAGTTTGAAGCATCAAATGTCTCTGGGCTTATCATTGCTGTCAAATAAAACCCGTCTTCTACCAATTCCGGTTGCTCCCCTTCGCATACAAATATCTTACCACCACTTTTGGAATTATATTCCTCAAGAAACTTACAATTAAGACAGCTTTTCA